CACCAGTAACTTCAACCCATCCAATTTGCGTAACATCAGATCCAGCTACTTCGTAGTAGTCTTTCATGATGATTGGCTTGTTATGGAAAGTTTTGAATTTAGGCGCGTTAGCAACTGTTCTACCTTCGCTAGCTTTAGTAAATTCAGAACCAAATACGAATAACTTAACAGTACCGTTTGCAATTCCCAATACAGCAGGCGAAGAGTTAACATCAGCTAAATCTTGTCTATCGTATGGTAATACAGTAAGTTCGTCTTCGTCAACAGCAGAAACGTAAGCTCTAATTTCAGCGTCAGCATCACTAATTAATACCATATCGCCAATTCTTACACCGTGATCTACACCAGATGTAGCAACTGCGTTTCCATCAATATCAAAAGTTAATACAACTTTACTAACAGTACCTGATGTTGTAGCAGTACCTGTGTAAGCTAAGTGTAATCTACCTTGCTCAGACCAAATAACTTGGTCAGATGACATAGCTTCTTCAGCTCCTACTTGTGATAGGAAACCAGAAACTGTCCTTGTACCAAACACTTCAGCTTCCGCTTCCATTAAATCTGGTAAGTATTGTTGTGCCCAACCTTTAGTAGTAGCAGACGTAAAGTCTATATAGTTACTTCCTAAAGCTTGTTTAGTTGGGGCTGGCACTTTATTCAATAAGCCCCCTGGAGTTAAACTCATAATTTTGTTATTTTTAAATTAATATTTATTTACTTTCTTTTTTTAAAACCGTAAGAAGATGTTGAATCGTCAATTACTCTGAACTTAGGTCCGCTAGTATTATTGTTAGCAGGCATAGACTCTCTAGGATCCATGTTGATATTTTTTGATTTAGCAACACTATCTTTTAAAGCATCCGCCTTACCTTGTTCATAGAAGTGATTAGCAATAGCGTCTGAATTCATTGCTGTAAACAGAGACTTATGATAACCCATTGCATCCGACATCATATTATTTTTATCTAAAAACTTTTTAGTAAAATTATTTAAGTCACTTTGAGTTTTCTTAACCTCATCACCATTTTTAACATTAACTCTATATCTTTTGTCTCCAACTTTGTATTCAAAACCTTTGAATGTATCGTTGAAAACTTGATTAGTTTTGTTAACAAACGTAGTGGTTTGGCTATCAGCTACTTTTCTACTTTCTTCTTCCTGTTTGTTGTACCTATTAAAGAAGTCCATAGCTTTTTGAGCTTCAGGTGTTAACCTTGACCCAGCTTTGATTTCTTCATAGTATTTAGACTTTTGCCCGTCTAAGTGGCTTTTAGCACGAGCTACTTGCTCTTTTAGTGCTATCTTTTTTCTTTTAATATCTTTATCTTCATCTATTTCTTCGTCGTAAGAAAACTCTTCATTTATTAAAAAGTCAACTTCATCTTGATTTAAATGAGATTTTGTAGTTTTGTAATATTCCCTTAACAACTCTTTATCTTCATAGCCTGTAAAATCTTGATTAAGTTTTACATAGTCTTCTAAAGTACCACCAGTTTCTTCCATAAAATCTACAACTTTTTGTAAATTCTCTGGTATTGCTTTGCCAGTTTCTTTAGCTTCTATTATTTCTTCAGCTATTTCTTCTGCTACCTCTTTAACTTCTTCTTCAGTAACTTCTTCTAATACTGGAGCTTCTTGTGCTTCAACTTCCGGTTGTACTTCTTCTTGTTTTTCTGTGGTGTCGGCATCACTAAGCTCTGTAACCACTCCCTCGTCGACAGGGTTATCCTCTTTAACTTCATCTTGCTTTGGTTCTATTGGTTTTTTTAAATCTACCTTTGCTACATCTCCTTCAGGATTAGATTTAATTTTTTTCATTTTTTTCTTTACTTTTAACTTTCCAACTGTATTATCTACAACTGGCCCTTCTTTTGTTTCTTCCATAATATAATATAATAATAATTAATAATTTTTTACATAGTGTCTGCTAGGTTGAAGTCGCCACCTATATTATCATTACCTGCAGACTCAAAGTTTTTAGGTGCTTTACCATTATTTCTTTGATCTATCATTTCACTTTGTTGTGTGGCTTGTATTTTTGTTCTTTCATCTTTACGATCTTCTTTAACTTGCTCTCCACGAGAAGCGGTTTGCATTTCCATTTTACGTAACTGCATGTTTAGCTCAAACTCTAATTGCATTAGTTCTTTTTTAGACTGCATTTCAGCTTCTAGTTGTTGCATTCTCATTTGAGCCCTAGTTTGTTCTAACTGCATTTCTCCTTGCATTTTAGCTTGATTTGCCTGCATATCTGACTGTGCTTTTGCTTGCGCAGCTTGTTGGTTAGTTTGAGACTGCTTCTCCATGTTTTGCTGTTGCATTTGCTGATCCTTTTCCATTTTCTTTTTTCTACGCAACTTTAACAATTGATTGGCAAGTTTTAAACTTTTTATTTCTCTAATATCGATAGCATCTTCTAATTCTATTATACCTTTTTGCAGCGCCATTTGAATGTTATTTTCTAACATTTGCTTTTCTTCTTCATCAGGAGTCAACTCTATATGTATACCGAAATCATATAAATGTAAATCTTTCATTTCTTTTAACGTAGCAACGTTATGACTACCTATTTGCTGTATAAAAGCTTTTGCTGTCGGTGAATACTCTAGTATATCAGATATTCTTAATACTAAAGATTCAGCAACTTCTTGTGTTAAAAACAAACCAGCTTGTAATATATGTCTTGTTGCCGTGTTAGAGTTAGCAGCTGCTATTTTTTGAATACCAACTAAAGCATTTTTATCTGGCGAACTACCATCTCTAGCTTCGTTTAAACCAGTAGCATCTCTAATCATCTGCATATAGTAGTTGTAAGTTTGAATTAAACTACCCATTTTTTGACCACCACTACCACTAGCTATTTCTTGTATTGGCATCCTACCTGGATTACCATCACCATCAGCAGTCATTGATCTACCTATAATCGAACCTGTTTGGAAAAACATGTTTAAAGCTTCTTGTGGATTATAGTTTGTGCCGTTGCCTAAATCTATTTCAGCTAGACCATCAGCATCTAAATATATACCGTCTGGTACCATACGTGATAATACCTGTTGCAATTTTAAATGTGTAAGCTGTATCATGTCAGCAAAACCAGTTATTCTACTTACAGTGCTTTCAATTTTACCATTGTATTGTCTTGGTGCAACTATACTGTAGTTCATTTTAACTTTAGTAAAATCACTTTTAGGTCTAAGCATGTTTTGTGATAAGCCCCATTTTAATAATTTTTTAGTACCAAGAACCATTGCCCCATCATACAAGACCTCTATTGCCCTTGAAACTCTAGCAAAAGTACCGTCCATGTTTTCTGGCGGGTTAAATGTATCGTCTTTCAATATAGCTTTGTCAGCGCCTGTAGCAGTTTCTTTTACTTTGTAAACCTCGTTCATATAAGTTTTATAGTTAAAATATAAAACCTGAACTTTATTGTCATCAATCTCCTCTTGGTTAGAGTGCATTCCATGGGCTTGATTTACTGTTGATTTGTTTTTAGATATATCCTCTAATTCTTGTTGGCTTAAATGTGGAAACTGTCTAACTAACTCGTTTAATGGTATGTACTTTACTTCACCAACATAGTATATATCTTCGTAATAAGGTGACTTGCTGTAAGAATAAACTAAATCAGCTGGGTCAACATATTCTATTGTAGTACCTTCAGATGTGTTAAAACAAGTTTTTACAGCTCCAATACCTAAAACTGTTAAGTCTCTATAGAATCTTTTTTTAGTAAGCTCGTAGTTGTTACCTTCAAACAAAACTTTTAATGCTTGCTCTTCAGCAACTTCAATAGATTGTTTGTAACTTAACTGCATGTGTAAAGCTAATTCCTCCTCAGTGTCTGGTAAAGTCTCTTTAGGATTTTCTCTTGTTTTTACGTTAAAGTTTTCTTCAGCATAGTCATTAAACTCTCTAGATCGCATATCTCTTAGCATTGACTCCATGTACTTAGTTCTTTTGTCAACGCCGTGTGTATCTGTAGATACGCATTTTACATCATACATTCTTTCAGCAATTCCATTTACTAGTATATCTACAAACTTAGGTATAATAGGTACTGGTTTCCAGTCTAAGTTAAGATAAGATAAATCACCGTTAATAGATAATTCATCTTTATATTTTTGTACAGGTTGCTCTCCTCTAGCGTAAAGTCTTAGTTTGTGAAACTGGTTTTTTGTATTAAGATATTTATTTCCCCTTCTATTATTATTAAACCACTCTGACTCAATAGCTTTACCTACTTTTAAGCCATATTCATAGCTTAATTTTTCAGCATCGCTAACAGCTTGGCTCGGGAAATTTAAAGTTGTAATCATATTAATTTATATTAATTTAGATATGTTGCCAGTATTAGAATACTTAGCTATGTTTATATTTAGCTTAGGTCTTTCAACCTTTGCGTTAGGAGCATACAAATGTCTGTTGTTTGCCATTATAGCTAAACCAGAACTTATTGACGCATCATGCTTTGTTCTTTTATTTATATCAAATGCGGCCCAATCATTTAGCAACTCATTAAAATAACAATCACCAAACTCTCCTTCTTGATTTAACCCCACGTGATCTTGTATGTACATTTCAATTGCAGCAGCATGGGCTTGTTTTATATCTTCACTTGAGTTGGGTATTCCACCAACTTCTTTTTCTGCAGTAGATAATTTATTCCAAACTTTATCAGGTCTATTCATGCTAAAACCCCTGTAGCCACGTCTTCGTAAATAATACAATAGACGAGGTTTATTGTTCTCTGCGAGTATAGGCATCCCATAAAATACTAATGCCATTAGAACATCTTCAAAGAACATCTCTGCGGTTTGTGGTCTAGCTAGGTACTCTAGAAAAAAGCTGTTAGCTGGAGCGCTTTCCATACTAAACTTAGTTAATCCGTGTAAAGCACCTTTAGAACCTACACCATCTACAGTTCCTGATATATCGTAGCTATCACAACCAAAAGCACCCATGTGTTCATTTCCAGGCCACTTAACACCATTTTTAATTATAACGTTGTTTTGTAAATGAACTTGAGGTGTCCAGCTTACTTTAAATCTACCGTTTTTATTTGGATAAAAAATTACCTGTGTATCTTTTTTACCATTAACCCATTGAAAACTTCCTTGTGTAATACCTAGCGAACTAGCCATTTCTTCGTTATAATCTATTTGTTCGTATATTTTTACTAAATTAAATATACTATTTTTTGTTTCATCTCTAAACGCATGTTCCGTAGTTCTTGGAAACTGTCTGTAAAATTCGTTTAGTGCATCTTGATCATTTTTTAAACCGTCAGCTTCGTTTTGCCAGTTCTCTATTACACCTACATCTATTAATTCCCCATGTGGGTCAAACACTTCATCACTCGGATTATCGAAGACTGGGCATCCGTGTTCATCAATAAATC